CCAGCCGCAGACCGTGACGACCGTGACGACACCGCAGCCGCAGATGGTGCAGACCGAAGGCCCGACACAATGACGAAACTGGGATTCCGCAGTCAGGTCGGTTTCGGTACCGAAACGACCTACGGCACGGCGGTCGTGCCGAGCAGGTTCTATGAATTTCGTTCCGAGTCAATCAGCATGACGCAGGAACGCATCGAGTCGGCGGCGCTGCGGCGAAGCGATTTCCAGCGCGGCTGGCAGCCGGGCATCCGCGGCGCCGATGGTGACGTCGAATTCGAACTGGGGACAGTCGGGTTCGGGTTCCTGTTTCAACAGGCGTTGGGCGGCGTCGCGACCGCACAGCCCGACGCCGCTGGGGCGCCGACCGTGTACGAACACACGCTGACACCCGGCGACATGACGAACCAGTCGATGACCGTGCAGGTCGGCCGTGACGATGTGCCGTTCACGTATCCCGGTTGCAAGGTCGGTAGCTGGAGTCTGTCGTGTTCTGTTGGTGAACTGGCGTTGCTGACCATGACGTTGGTGGCACGCGACGAAGTGACGGCAACCGGGATGGCGACCGCGACCTATCCGACCGGGAACCAGTTGCTGTCGTTCGTGCACGGTTCACTCGAAATCGCGGGTGTGCCGCTGATGGTCAGCGAAGCAAGCGTCGAGGTCGACAACGGACTTGACCCGGACCGCCGCGCGTTGGGTTCGAGCCTTCGGCGCAACCCTTTGCGGACCGCGTTCAGGAATGCGACAGGTTCGTTTCAGGCCGATTTCGATGACTTGACTTTGTACAACCGTTACGTCAACGGCGAAGAGGCAGCACTGACGCTGGCGTTCGAGGGCAGCGAAATAGCCGCCGGTTTCCCTGCCGGAATCTATATCACTGCGAACGTGCGCTTCGATGGCGACACGCCGACTGTGGGCGGGCCGGAGGAAATCCGCCAGACGATGTCCTACAAGGCGTTTCCGACCGGCACGGATGCGTCCGCGCTGACGGTCATGGTCCGCAACGCCGAAGCAACGCCGTAGGCCGATGCCGAAACCCGGCGGCGCCGTACAGATCGAAGGGCTGAAGCAGCTTCGGAAAGCCCTCAAGGAGGCCGACGCCGCGCTGACGAAGGAACTGCGCAACAAATTGCGCGACGTGGCGAAGCTGGCCGAAACCGCGATCCGTCAGCGTGTGCCGTACGGCCCGAACGTCGGCGGTCACTGGCGTCAGGACATCAAGGCCGGGACGTCGGGCGCCAGCGCCTATGTCACCTGGGGGAAATCCGCCAGACCGTACGCGCCGTGGCTCGAATTCGGCGGCGCAATCAGACGGCCTCGACCCGTCAGCGGCGGGTTCACGGAAATCCGCAGACCACGAACACCCGAAGGCCGCTACGTGCATCCGACCGTCGAACGTCTGGAACCTGTGCTGGAACGCCAGGCGGCGCAGGCGATCGATGACGTGCTGCGGTCCTTCGGCTGACCCGCAAAGGAACCACCATTCATGGCCGACGCGACGGCTGACATCAGCACACAACCGCAACCCGCCGACGCGGCGCCTGCCGCCGCCGACGAAGAACTGATTCTGGTAGACCCGGACGACCTGACACTGGGCGAAGTCGAGGACTTCGAACAGGCGTCGGGCACGTCGATAGCCAACGTCCTCGCCGGCGAGGTCAGCGCCCGTGCGCTGATCGCGCTGGTATGGGTGATGAAACGCCGTGACAACCCGGCGTTCACGATGGACGACGCACGCAAGATCAAATTCGGTCAGTTCGGCAAGACGACCGCGCCAGACCCTACGAACGCCGCCGACGCCTAGCGCGTCTGGCGGCGTTCTGCCATTTCTGGCGGATGACCCCGGCCGACGTCCGCGCGATGACACTTGCGGAATTCCGTGCGTTCGATGACTACCGCACGGAATATCTGCGAGGACCAAAGGAACGCTGATGGCACGGTCCATGCGTATCGAGATTGTTGGCGATGCGTCCGGCCTGAAGAAAGCGCTGGGCGACGCCGGCGCCAGCGTCGACAAGTTCGGCAGTGAAACCCAAAGCAAGATAGGCGGGCTGGGCGAAGGCATATCCGGCAGCTTGGGTGAAAGTCTCGGCGGCATCGGTGGCGTGATGTCATCGAAGCTGGGTGCACTGGGCGGCGTCGCCGCTGGTGCACTGGCGGGCGTGGCTGTTGCTGCGGGCGCGGCGTTCACGGACGCGCTGGGCCAGGCAATGGACATGGAGGCCGGGCAGGACAAGCTGGCCGCACAGTTGAATCTGTCCGCGCAGGACAGCGAACGGTTCGGCAAGATCGCGGGCGACCTGTACGCGGGCGCCTACGGCGAATCGCTGGGCGAGGTCAACAACGCCATCGCCCAGGTCGGCAACGGGCTGGTCGACCTGGGCACCGTGTCCGACGAAGAACTGCAGTCGGTCACGGCTGGCGCGTTGGACATCGCGTCGGCGTTCGACACCGACGTCAACGAAGTCGTCCGTTCCGCCAGCAGTCTGTTCCGGTCGGGTCTGGCGCCCGACGCGCAGACCGCGCTGGACATGATCACAACCGGCTTTCAGAACGGGCTGAACGTAGGCGACGATTTCCTTGACACGCTGAACGAATACGCCGCGCCGTTCAAGGACATCGGTCTTGACGCTTCGACGTCATTGGGTGTGCTGAACGCGGCGATGGACGCGGGCGCCTATAACACTGACAAAGCCGCGGATGCGATCAAGGAATTCGGCATCCGCGCTATCGACGGGTCGAAGTCGACCAGCGAGGCATACCAGTCCCTGGGCCTCGACGCCGATGCGATGTCGCAGGCGATAGCTGCGGGCGGGCCTGCGGCGAAGGACGCCACGTCGACCATCATTCAATCGCTGATGGCGATGCGCGACCCTGTCAAACAGGACGCCGCGGGTGTCGCGCTGTTCGGGTCGATGTGGGAAGACCTCGGACCGCAGGTGATCGGCGCCCTCGACCCTGCTGGCAAGGCAATGGAAAACGTCAGCGGCGCCACGGCGAAGATGGGCGAAACGCTGGCCGACAACGCCGCGACGAAATGGGAATCGTTCAAGCGCGGCGCCGGGCAAGGGCTGGTCAATTTCCTCGGCGGTACCGTCATCCCGGCGTTCGAGGCCATCGGCGATGTCGTCATGCCGGTCTTCGAAAAGCTGCGCGACGCCTTCGGCCGGATCAGCACGGTCATCGGGGATTCGGTCGGCCCGGTCCTGTCGGACCTTGCCGCTGCCATCGGCCCGGTCCTGACGCAACTGGGCGAACGGCTGACGCCTGCGTTCAACGCCATCCGCGACGCGATCCTGCCCGTGTTCGAACAGTCCGGCGGCGCCGTCGAGAACGCCCGCGGAATCTTCGAACGGTTCCGCGCGATAGTCGAACAGGTCGTGCAGACCATCAGCGTCCGGTTGATCGAACTGCAGCCGATCTTCGATCAGCTACGCGGCGTCGTGCAGACCGCGTTCGATGCGATCAACGCCATCATCACGGTCGTTGTCGAGGTCATCACGAACACGCTGCGCACGGCGTTCGAGATATTCCGCATGGTCTTCGAAGTCGGCCTGGCCGTCGTCACGGGAATGTGGGAACGCTTCGGCGGTCACCTGATCACATTCCTGCAGGTCACCTGGGAAAACCTGAAGCTGCTGATCAGCGCCGCCCTGCAGGTCGTTCATGGCATCTTCGACGTCTTCGCCGGGATATTCACTGGTGACTGGGACAGGGTCTGGACCGGGATAAAAGACATCTTCGGCGGTATCTGGGAAGGCATCAAGGCCGTCCTGTCGCAGGCGTTGAACGTCATTACGACGGTCCTCGGCGCCGCCGTCGCGGCGATATCGCTGGCCTGGTCCTACGCCTGGGGTGCCATCAGGAACTATTTCCGCGACCGCTGGGAAGACATCAAGACCGCAGCCAACCTGGCGGTCAACTGGGTAAAGACCACTATCGTCAACGTCACGGGCGAGATAAGTAAAGCATGGAACACGACGTGGGGCGGCATCCGCGATTTCCTCGGCGGCGTCTGGGACGGAATCAAGAAAGCCGCAGGCGACACGATGGGGGCGCTGCAGGGCATCGTCCGCGGCGCGGTCGATGAAATCGGCCGTATCTGGGGAAACATCAAGCTGCTGTTCACGGATCCGCTGCAGTTCGTCGCGAACGCTGTGAACAACTGGGCGGGCAAGATCGAAGCTGTCGCAGGCAAGCTGGGCCTGAACATCGACATTCCCCACGTCAGTTTTCACAGCGGCGGCGTCGTGGGCGAGGACCGTGGCACCCGTTCACCCGGCCGCATCCGGCCGGGCGAACGGTTCGCGTTGCTGCAGGACGGCGAAGGTGTGCTGCAGCGCGGCGCGATGACACGCATCGGCAAGGACAACTTCTATAAGTTGAACCGCGGCGAGGTCGATTTCCTCGAACCCGAGACGGGCGGGCCGTTCGACTTCGTCAAGGGCGCCGTCTTCGAAGCGATCGACGCGGCACGCCGTCTGATAGCCGAGACGGCACGCCCGGCCGTCGAGGCTGCGGTCCGGGCGATGGACGACGCGGGCGCACGGTTCGGCCCGGTCGGCAGGATCGGCGGCGGCGGCGGTCGTCGTGCCGCAGAGGCTGCGCTGGACTGGCTGCGCGGCGTCGAGGCCGAAGCGGACAAAGTCGGGATGGGCACGCTGCCCGGCGCGGGCAAGGGCTGGGAACGGCTGGCTGCCTACATTGCGTCGACCAATGTGCCGCATCGCATCACGTCGACCGTGCGGCCCGGTTCCATCACGGCCAGCGGAAACGTATCGCGTCACTCGATGGGACTGGCGATCGACGTTGCCGGGCCGACGTCGGGCAACGACAGCCCACAACTGGGCCGCATCTTCCATGCTTTCCTGCCGATCGAAAAGCAACTGAACGAACTGATCTACGCCGGGCCGCAAACGTCGTTCAACGTCAAACGCGGCAAACGGGTCGGCAAATATGCGCAGGCACAGCATCACGATCATGTACACGCAGCGCTTGCTGATGGCGGCAACGTCGTCCGGGCCGGACGGTTCCTGGTCGGCGAACACGGACCGGAGGTCGTCGGGCTGCCGCGTGGCAGCCGGGTCGCGCCGCTGGCCGACAGCGGCGCATCCGTCAACGTGCGCACGCTGAACGTCAACCTGCAGGGCGTGTTCGACCTGACCGACCCGGCGGAACAGCGACGCCTGGCGCTGCGGCTGCGGGAACTGCTGCGCCGACTCGATCGCGAGGTCGCCTGATGACGCTGCGCATAGGGCGCCTGACCGCACTGGACGACGCGACCGACATTGCCGAGTCCGGGCCTGCCGATGGTGCACGTCGTCTGACGATCGAGGGCGACGAAGGCACGTCATCGACGTTGACCGTGACCGCCGCGCTGCGGCGGCGTTCCGACCTGCTGGGTCTGCGCGGCAGGACCGAACCCGTCACTTGGACCGAAGATCCGTCGATCGATGCGTTCTACCGCGTGACCGGCGCCGACGCCGGGATAGCTGCGTTGACCGCGTCGACCGCCCGCATCGAATGGTCCGTCGCGCTGGAACGCATCGGCGGCGCATCCGACGTCGAAATAGAATCCCGGTTCACCAGCGGCAGTCTGCAGTCGACCTACGTCCTTGACGATTCCCGCTGGCACGCGCCGCCGACGCCGTACCGTGCGTACTATCTCGGCGGTCAAAGTCCCGGCACGGTCACCCGGACGCACTCAAGCGGCGCCGTGGTCGACGTGTACCGCGATTTCCCGGCCGGATACGACGCCCGCTTCATGGTGCCGACGCCCGTCGATTACTACGCGCAGGCCGTCGAGATAGTCGACGTACTGGGCGGCAGACCGTTCGTCGGCGTGGCCGACTACGTCATCCCCGCGACGTTCCGGTTGAGCAACGGGTTCGTTGAATTCCGGCTGGGCGGCACCAGCGGCGACGTGCTGCCGATCCGGTTCTTCGACGGCACGGCATGGCAGGAACGAAATTTCAACGTCCGCATCGGCGGCGCGAACGTGCAATGGGGCGGCGCCGTGACGTTGCTTCGCAACGACGCCGAGGAAATTTCGCTGCGGCTGTACGCGAACCGGACGTGGGGGCGGGCGACGTTGGATCTGACGTTGCAACGCGGCGCCCGTTTCCTGAACCTGTTCGTCCAGAACCATCAGGCTTCGACGTTGCGGGTGCAACGCGCGTCCGTCGATGCGTCGGAAATGATCGAAGCGAACGCGCTGCGGTCGACCGCAGCCGGGCTGAAATGGGTGATCGGTTCTTCCGCCGTGACGGTACGGGAACCCGGCAACGGTGCCATTGAGCTGCCGGACACTCGAACCTTCGATGCGTTCATCGGCTACGAACCCGCCGGCGCGACCGCAGGGAACACGGGCAACGATCTGGTCCGGCAGTACTTCGCGGGTATGAGTGAAAAGCAGACCGTCATTCGACGCTAGAAAGACAACGCATCCGTCATGGCTGTTACCGACGCGCTGATGAAACTGGGTTCGTTCGAAGTCGCGCTGGATCTGGCGATGCCGCGCGAAGTCGTGACCGCCCTCGACCACTTCGGGCATCTGGTCGTCACGCCCGCCCGTGTCGACATCCGCCGGGTGGGCGACAATGTCCTGCCGGGCGCACGCTACACGGGCGTTGTCCGCAGACGTGCCGTCAGCGATCAGGTGCTGACGTTGGGCGGCAGCGGATTGGCGGTATGGCTGGGCGACGAAGACGGCAAAGGCCCGGTCATCGAACCGCCCTATCAGGCGACGTTCAGCGGCGACACGTTCGCGGACGTCATCGACGCGCTGCTGCCGCGCAGCATTCATCGCGGGATTCTGTACAGCGTGCCGGGAACCTACAGCGGCAGCCATCTGTACCAGACGCCACGCCAGGCGATCGACTATGTCTGCGGCGTGTTCAACGCCGAATGGCGGGTGAACCCGGACGGCACATTCGACGCGGGCACGGAAGATCAACTGTTCCAGACGGATCCGGTCGCGGTCGTCACCCGGCGTGACGCCCTCGATGACTTCGACCTTCGAGCGCTGCCCGCTGCGGCGATGGAACTGGGCGGCGACGCCGAGGATTACAGCACACGGGTTGTGCTGATCGCAGAGGGACAGGGCACGTCGGTCACGACGGCGGCGAGAACGACGCCG